AGATGAATTAGAAGATGATACAAATGATGAGTTGGTTCCTGGAAGCGGTACATCTTGGTATGTTGAGTTTGATATAAATGTATTACGCGAATTGTCGAATGCAGACGATCTTTACTCGGCATTACGTGAATTAATTCGTTCAAGGTACGATCCGACAAAATATCACCCATATACAATCAACGTGCGCGTCATCGAAGGAACTACTGTCATACAAGGAACATCCAAAGAATGGACTTCGCTCAAACAATATCTGCATAACGAGAGTCTCAAAAAATCACCGGATGTCAAGAAAACGCACGATACGGAGTTCTATGATGAAAATGGAGTATTGGTAGCCGTTTTTACAATGTACAAGATTATCCCAGACGGAAGAAAATTCAAAGGTGATGGAATGAATCGATATGGAAAAAAGAATATGAAATCAGCTCGTATCCATATTGCGAGAAATGGAAGGTTCATAGAACCATACCCATATTCAAAATTTATGGATAAAACAATCCATAACGACGACAATGGAAAAATCGGATTCCTACAATTTGTAGGAGATAAGTTACCTACGCCTTGTACAACAAAAGTCAAATTTCAGGACGACTGCCCAATTTTAACCGAATATATGTCAAGAGCAAGAGAGTACATCAATTGTGTTGACACACAAATCAAACCCGAGCCAATTCCTGTTCCACCTGTTTCACAGCGCGTTACAGCACCTGTTAACCTAGTTGCAAACCCACATTCGGTGCGTGGAGGCGGAGGCGGGGGTGGATGTGCCATAATTTCAACTGTTCCGAAAGATGAAAAGGATAAAGTTGAATCAACGAAGCAGATCCTAATGCGTGCAGGTCATAAAGAACCAATAAACAAGGGTATAAAACCAAACTCCAAGGACCAAAAAAGTATAGAGGATACAAAAAAACGAGTATCCGAAATGTTAGACTTATTGCAAGTAAAAATAGAAGTACTACGAAAAAAAACAATCGAGAAACTAGATAGTGTGCGTAATGGCAGGTCCAATGGACAAAGTTATCTAGATATTCAGCGCCATTTTGACGGGATGATGGCAATATTCGAAGCAAAGATAAAATACTACGAGGATTTATTAAAAAATTGAAAATACATTTAGCATATATTTTATACCAAATTTACAGATGGAACCTGAAAATTTAGAAATACCTATCCCCGTTGCAGTTGAAATCCCGCTCGCAGAAGGATATATTATTGCAAAAATTAAAAGACAGCGGGTGTATGATCCTCCTACAGGATATTATTTTTGGTAAATTTTAAAAATTATTGACTCTTTCGTTTAATCGTTTCGCGTGTTTTTGTTTGTCGTTGTTCTAATACATGTTCTACCAATTTTTCTGCAATATTTGTTTTATCTTCTTCATAAAATTTTTGTAATGCTTCTAATAACATTTTCTTATTAATAGGTTGTTTTACAATTGTTTTTTTATAAAGGAGAGAGTCATCTTTCATATCAAAAGAATCTACATTATTCTTCCGCATCACCTCAACTAATATAGTTGTTATATCCGTCTTCTTCTTTTTCAACTCGCGGATTTCACTTTGTAATTTAATAATATCATTGTCAAGTTTCACCCAATTATTCACATTTTCAACAAGTAACTCTTTTTCCATTTTAATTATATTTATTTTCTATATTTATATTTATTTCGCAAACTATACTTTAAACGTTTTTTACGGCTCTTTGACCCACCCGTTTTTTGCGCGTTTAAAACACTTCTTGCAAAATTTGTTTTAGTGGATCCAATACTAACTAATATGTCTTCATCCTGTTTTTCTAGATAATTCAACTCTAAATTGTATATAACGTCCACAAGAATAATTAAATTACCTTTGGTTGCTTCGTCAATATCTAATTTTTCTACAACTTCCATTCGTTTATTATATCCATCAAGGATATCAATTGCATTTTTTAAATTTTGGAATTCTTTTTCAAAGTTTCTTCTAGATAACTGAAGATTATATAATGTGCTCTCATCAGGAATTTTTAAATATTTCAAATTTAAATATTGTATTAATTCTGACATATTAGTCAAATCTTGCACCTTCTCATATAATGGGCTTCCCACCTCTATATTTAATTTTTCTATAGATTCTCTTCTAATATCAAACTCTTTCTCTAATTCTATTTCTCGCAATTCTTGATACAAATGATATATTAACGATTTTAACCACGAAATTAAATCATATTTTGATTCATTATCTTCTAATTCTAAATCAAATAATTTAACAGAGTTATAAATATACTCCTCCATTTTATCACTAAATTCACTGTTTGTAAATTTTACCAAATTCAATCTGTAATTTAATTCATTAAATAATTTTTTAAATCGTATTTTATAATTTTCGTCACCTGAATCCTTTTTTTTAATTATATCATTTAACATGTTATCAATATATTTAACTGTTTCATCTTCCATATTATAGTATTATAATTTATCTTCTTCTTGTCATCTTTCTACCTTTACCTCTAAAACAACTTTGGTATAATTTATTCATTTTATTATTTAATTGTGTTTTTAAATTATCAATAGTTGTATCATCTACCAATTTTAATGTATCTGATAGATAAATAAGCTGCAAAGATTATCGCAAGTCAATTAAATCTAAAAGAGTAACATTTTTATTAAATTTCCGCATACGATCAATTGCATTTATAATATTTATATTTCTAACTAGGTATTCATACAATTCTTCCAATCTAATATTTTCCAATTCGCCCAAAAATTCTTTTTTATTATTTAATGTTGAACGTTGAATTTTAATTATATTATTACGGTTTTCTTGTTCTAATAATCTATTTCTATTTTCTTGCACAGATTTTTGTTTTTTAGTAGATAGAGAATAATGACTATACATATATTATAAAAACAAAAAAATTGAAAAATTATTGATACTTCAATACAAATAATAAAAAATGGCATTCGCAAAATATGTTGAAACGATGATAGTAGAAAACGAAGAGGAAACTTGTGAAATACAACTACCTATTAAAAAAATAGACAATATTCCGGTCGATTGCTTTCTTACATTGAACATCGATAGCCTTGAAACGGAATTAAAAGTATTTTACAAATACTACGGAACTTGCGAAAAATCGTGGCAGGAATCAATGTTCAACTCCTTTTTAGAACCGGCTGAAGGAGAATCTTTTGTAACAAAAGAGGGTACTATCAATTTTCCCGAAGAATTTTGCGAAAAAGTAAAGGATGTTACAAGGTTAAAATTTGATCATTACAACGGATTTCTCACAATGGGTGAAATAGAAGACCCAGGGGTGTTAAAAGATATGTTTGCTTGTGAAAATGTGGTATTGAATTTCAGCGAGTGTGTGGTTTGCTACAGAGAGACCAAAACAACTACAAAATGCGGACATCATCTTTGCCTCGAATGTTGGGGGAAATTACCACCTTCGTGTGATTGTTGTAAAACAGGCAGAACGTGTCCGACTTGCAGGAATACGCGAATAGACCATTGTAAAGTGGTGTGCGAAGAGTGCAACTAAAAAAATTGAAAAATATTTTACCTGTACCAAACAGGCACAAAGAAGAAATGGATCTTGAAGATATCGAAGTTGCCCCCAAGCGTGTGCTCGTCTACGACTTTGGACCTATGCGGGAGAGACTGGAGAAGCGGAGAAAATCTTGCTGGGATTTCTTTTACCGGAATGGGACCCTTATCTATATTGTTTTATATGTTTTTGCTTTTATTACCGCCCTAATATATTGCGCTGTCACGTTTTTACTAAAAGGCCCCTTTTTACCAAACCATACTGATCACACACCTACCCCTAGACCCACTCCTACACCCAGACCTTATTTTCGTAACTTTTAAATAAATGTAAAAGTGATGTCTCACTTGAGACAAATACCTTTTTTAATTTTATACTTACGATTTCTTGTATATTTTGGTTTTAACTTGCGTCTGCGCGATTTCTTTCCACCGCGGTTTTTAATGACAAATGTTTCTTCTCCAGAGTCCATAACAGAACATATGCCATCTCCTTCAATACTTCTTTGCAATCCATCAAGAAAAGTCGAATATTCTTCAATAGACAAATTTATTTCAGGTACCGGAATGGGTTCTTGATCTACTGTAAATATTAATTTATTAAATAAATCAGAAATAACTTCTTCTCCATAAGTTTGAATATATCTTCTATATCGTCTAATTTCATTTTTATATTTACGAATATCTTCTTCATTTTCTTCTATATATTTTAAATCAAAAATACGGTCTACCGAAACAACTAATACAGATATACTCCTACTTTTGATTAGTTCTTCGCACATTAAAAACCTCTCCGAACAAATACTGACCTGGGACTCTCTTATATCTTGTGTTATTGTCAATAGAACTTCATCTCGTATTTCGTATTCACCTGTAATAGGAATAGAATGCTGTAACAGCATATCGCTATGAACAAGTGTGTCTCCATTATTATATATACCTCTTATCAATGTTTTAAGACCTGGGTGTGTATGTTGATACATATCATTCAAGTTATTTTGAATACTGGCAACTCGACCATCTTCTTCCGTGTATGAATTGCGTTCTATATATTCATTTGGACCCAATAGTATTTCACTTCCAAAAACTTGTGGATTTTTAGAATCAAAATATGTTATTATATTATATAATCCATAATCAGTGTGAAATATTGGCTCTCGGATACGTAGTTGTTGTATTGTAATTAATTGAATAGTAATACGTTCAGTTACAAAATGGTTTTTTTTAAGAGGAACTTCTTTTAACTCATCTAGAATACCACTGTTCACTAATTTATATATAATAAAATTCTGTAAATCTTTTCTAAATTCCGATTTTATATATTTTTTACCAAATTTCATAACATTATAAATGTCATTGGATAAGTGTCATCTTCCATATCAAAACTTTTTGTATAAAAAATTGGTTTTATTTTAACAGGATCTCCTAAAATAATTTCAAATTTTAAAAGATTAAATTCCATCAATTTTTCAAGAAAATCCTGTGTCGAATATTCTGGAAGTCCTCTAAATTTTTTTAATAATGGATACCCATCAATCTTTATTGAAAAATCCTCTTGTATTACTCCAGTGTAATCCATTGTTATAACAATTTATTTTAAAAAAATTGAAAATAAATTTTACCTGCTATTAATGTATAACATTGGTATGGAGACTTTCTTGAAAAACGTCAACTCATTGCTCGACCTAGGTGGAAGACAGGAAATGAATCTGCATATTGAGCAGATACACGGAATAAACACTCTTGTTGTATTGGTGCTAACAGAAGATACGGCTAGAATAAATATAACACTAACAGACTTTGAGAGCGAAATGGACATTATTCTCGAATACAAGTACGACGACGAAGATTTCTACCGGACATATATACTGGATTCGACGATAACACATCCTATGAAGTTTGGAGAAGCGGTTCAAGACGTTTTAAGAAATATCCAGTTTGATAAGTTTTCTGGTAAGATGTACTCCTCGACAAACAGAATTATTCCATTCATCGAAAGATGCGAAAATTCTTATCTGCAAGACATTTTCGGGTTTGATCACATAAAATTTGATTTTGAAAAATGTTCTGTTTGTCTTATCAGCACAGAAACAAAAACAAGGTGCCATCACGCACTATGTTATGTGTGCTGGACAGAAATACTGAAAACGAGCGAAGCGTGCCCTCTATGCAGAACATCTATTGCAAATCGTTAAATTTTGCAAAATAATGATGTTTATTATATTATGTCTCAAGATTCTCAAGATTCACAAGATTCTGGATCACAATTCCAATTTATAAAAATAGCAGAAAATACATATAAAATGAAGTTTGAAGTAAAACATCCTATTTTTAAAGAATCGAATAATTTTAATATAATAAAAAACATATGCTTATTAGTATCCGGTATCGTTTTGCATAATGAAATGACTCAAACGAGTGACGATATATGTGATGTAACTATATTTTATATAAATATTTTCGAAAGTATTGGATTACCTTCGCGATTTTCACGCAATAATGTTATAAAAATAAAAAAAGGTACAAAAACTTTTTTTTTATTTAAAAAAAATGACGATCCTGTATTTGCACCAACTTCGGTTTCTCTTATATTAGATAACACTGAAATTATTTGCGATAGTTCTATTGAAACGGCTCTTTTCTCTGTGGAATTAAAATCAGAATTGCCCGAATTTATTATTTCCATATTGTCTACATTTTGTAGACAAGTTATAACAAATACTAAAAAAATGATTGATAAAACCTTTTACACTGGTTGATTCACCTTTAATTCCTTTGCTTTAGCCTTTGCTTCCTCCTTTGTCTTTTTGGCTTCTTCTTTTGTCTTTGCCTTTGCTTCGGCTTTCGCTTTCTTGGCTTCTTCTTTTGCCTTTGCATTTGCTTCGGCTTTTGCTTTCTTGGCTTCTTCTTTTGCCTTTGCATTTGCTTCGGCTTTTGCTTTCTTGGCTTCTTCTTTTGCCTTTGCATTTGCTTC